AATTGAATCTGTGTTAATGTGTACATTACCGTCACTTGCTGTATCTAGTGTTATATATTTTGCCATGTTAAAAAATTTATGGGTTAAACAAAAAACAAAGTTACGAATTTTTTGATATGCTTTTTAAATGTTTGAATAGCTCTATACCATCATCACTTTGAAAGAATGATGCAGCGATATACATAGGGTCTTCACCGTAAGGAACATTACACATTTTCTTTTTATTAGAAGCTGTGTTGAACCATATCTCTTTATTGCTATTTCTAAGCACAATCAAACCTTTATCAAAAAAGTTTTGAATAGTAGCATTTAGTTTTAGCATAGGATCTTTTAATAAATTCAAAAAGTCTTTAGGGCTTTGTTTTGCAAATATTAATATATCTCTTCTTAACTCTGAAGTTGAAACTTTAGTAACATCTCTTTGAAATAATACTCTAGCTACATTTTCTACTTGCTCTACATCTAACTGTCTAGCTTCTATTAATGCATCTACTTCAGCATTTAAGTCATCCACTAATACTTCAGCTTCTTTTTCTTTATTTACTTCTATGAAAGTTCTTCCGTTACCTGGATGATATTGTAAAAACTTTTGTAATACCTGATTGTTTTTTGGAACGTATAAAAAACCATTTTCAAATACAATTGGTTCTAAAATAGCATTATCATCTTGCTCATCTTGAAATGGGCTGTTTTGATTTCTTGCATATCTCAGTGGTCTATTAATACCAGTATCTTCATCAAACCATAATAAAGGAAATCTTGATGTGTGTCTTGATGAAAGTATTAATGATAATGGAGCTATCTCTCTAGTTAGCTTATATGTTTTATCAACAAATTTTGGTTGAGGTTTTTTAGGTGTGCTTTTAGGTTTTTGCACAACTTCAGTAGCCTCCACTACTGTTTCTGTAGATTTATTTTTTTTTGACATTTGATTTAATTTAATTTAAAATTTAAAAAAGGGGCACATTACTGCACCCCTTTGAATTTAATATTAATCTTGGAATAAGAAGAAGTTGTTTGCACCTAAAGTACATACAGCTCTTTCTGATAAAAAGTTAACTTGCATGTTATCGATATCAGAAGTTGCTGCACCACCAGCTGAACCAGTGATCCAAGTTTTATATCTTCTGTCTTCAGTTTCTGAAGCTCTATATCTTACATGTAAGAAAGGTCTTTTTGCATTTTTACCAAGAATTTGGTCATATACTGTAGTAGAACCAGCTGGAACTAATAGTCCATTGATTTTACCAGAGTTTGCTCCTGTTGGTAAACCACCTCTCATTGTAGGGTCGTTTAAATATTTCCAATCAGTTTTGTAGAAATCGTATCCTCTTCTAAATCCAGAGAATCCTAAGTTTAATGCCATTTCTTCGTCATTGTCAAATAGACCGTATGAAGTACCACCAGCTCCGTAAGAGTTTTGAGCAGCTAACATATCGTCAATATCAAATGAGAATTGTCTGTCAATAAACAGTACGTTTTCTTCAATTGCACCTTGCTTGTCTAATCTACTAATAATAGAGTCAAAATCTGCAAGTGTAGTAGGGTTACCACCATCCCAGATATTTCCTCTTTGAGTTACTGCGTAGAATATACCATCAGATCCAGCACCTGGATTTGCAGCACCACCTGCGCTACCTAATGCAGCAGCAGCTCCTGAGTTTTGCTCAGCTGGTACAGCTTCAATCATAGCTGTTTCTAAATAGTCATCAAATCTTAATCTTGTTTCATGCTCAGATTTTAAATACCAAAGGTATCCAGTAGCACCATCTTCTGTAGTTACTTCTACCCATCCGATTTGTGCCATATCTGAACCATTTACAGTATATGTATCTTTTAAGATAATTGGTTTGTTATCAAAAATGAAGTCATTAGCTTCAAGAGAACCTACCATACCAGCAGTTCCTTTTTTGAATTCTGAACCATAAATAAACACTGTTACGTCAGCGTTTCCAACACCTGTACCTGCAGTTACTAAACCACCAGCTTCATAGAAAGCTGCAGTAAATTGACCTGCACCACCAGCTGTGTTGTCCACTGCTGTAACAACTGCTTTGTTTACACCAGAACCGTCATTCTGAACAACTACAATTGTTTGACCAATTCTAATTACTTGCTCAGCAGTTGCTGGATCTATTACATCATTCACCTGAAATACAGCTGTATCAGCATTTACTAATGCTCCAGTACCAACTGAAGTATATTTCGTGTGTAATCTACCTTGCTCTGCCCATTTAATAAGGTCAGAGTTAGTAGGCATTTCTGCTCCCACCATTCTTAAGAAAGATGAGATAGTTCTATTACCGTATCTTTCGAACTCTTTTTCGTAAGTATCAGGTAGATACTGGTTTAAAAAGTCGAAGTTAACGATATAGTTTTGGGCTGTCGGAGTTCTTTCTGAACTCGGAGTCAACGCATAAGTAGGCGTTGCTAAAACTTGTCCTGCCATTGTTTTATATTTTTTATGTTATTAACTTTTATTTATACTTTTAATTCTTAGTCCTCGGCTTGATGGCTGAGAAACTGATTTAACTTGGAATCCAGATTTAGCAGATACTTGCGGTGCGCTTCGTTCCGTCATATCAACGTTTTTAGTTTTACGAATTACATCATCAGTAGCCTGTGATTTACCCTGCTCGTAAAAGAACTGAGCAAATTTATCAGGATTCATAGCTATAGCTAGAGCTTTATGGTATCCTTCTGCATCTTTAATAAAACCATTTGAATCCAAATACTTATTTACAAAGTTAAGTGGAGTCTCTTGAGCTTTCTTAAGTTCAGAAGCACTACCTGGAGAATACACTACATCATTCTCTCCTATTGTGAACTTAAAACCTTTAAATTCGGAGCTGAATACTTCATCACTTTTTTTGACAAACCATTCTCTTTTTTGATTAGCGTCTTCTTGTTGAGCTTTAGCTGACTCTAAATATTGCCTATATTCAATTAGTTCCTCATTGTTAGCATTGGCAGAACTTTCCCTTGACTCAAGAGGCTGTTTGTATAACTCCTGCTGTTGTTTAAGAAACTTTTTTGCTTTAGCAATCTCTTTCTTCTTTGCTAGTTTTATTTTTTTAATTTCAGACGGCTCGTTTATTTCTTCATCATAAACAAAATCTTCCATTAACATATCAATATCATCAGAATCTAAACCTTCTTCTGTTATTGAATAGTATTCTCTAAGCAAAGAATCGGAATCCATGTCGGAATAATCTTTTTGCAATTTTGCATAATCGTCTATACCACGACCTGTTTCCTTTTTATATTTTAGGTAAGCTGCAACATCAGAAGGTAATTCTTCTGATTCTTGTCTTGCATTAACTAAATCATCAATAGATTTAATTTCCTTACCGTATCTTTTTCCAATATATGAAAGAACTTCATCCTCATTTAATTCTGAGGGTTGTGCTGGTGGAGCTTCTTCTTCTACAACTTCTTTCACCTCTTCAGGCTCACTTACCTCTGTTTGCTCTACCTCTACTTCCTGAGAAGCTTCAGCTTCAGCAACAGGTTCTTCAGTATTTTGTTCTTCAACAACAATTTCTTCTTTCTGTTGTTGTTCCTGCTCGTGTTTTTCAAGCAATTCTTTTTCTACTTCCTGTGTTGATTTCGATTCAACATCAGTTACTTCTCTAACTTTTATATCCATTTAATTTAATTTAATTTAATTGCAAATTTAAGCAAAATTTAAACGCATTATCTTGGTTCAAACTCTGCTAAATCAAAACCATCTAACGTATCTTCATTAGACTCAAAGTTTTGAGACTCAAAGTTTTGAGGAGGTAAATTATTTTTCCTCTGCGTTATAAGTTTTGATTGTTCTGTATTTTGCTGACTTATTCTATCACTCTTAGCTTTTTCTCTTGATTGCTCTCTTTCTGCTAGTGTAGCCGCATCTAATCCTTTAACCTGCATATTATATTGAAACTCTTGATCCATTAATTGAGATTTAAGAGCTGCTTCCTGTTTTTGCTTTTCTATTTCAAATGCAATATCAGCTTGTCTGTATCTAATTTTAGATTGTGTTTCAGCTTCTATTTTTTGTATAGCAACTTGAGCAGCAAGTTCTTGAGATTTTAATTGTTGTTGAGCAACCATAGCCTGTTTTTGCATTTCTTGCTTTTGGTCTTGCTCTTGTTTAGCTTTACGTTTTACTTTTAATAGCTGATTAGCTAATTTTAAATTCTTTATTTCACGTATGTCAATAGCGTCTTCCAAATTAATATCACCCTTAGATAATGCCATTTGTATATTTTGCTCAAGCATTGCTTTTTGCTCTTCATCTGGAGACAACTCAATAAAGATTCCAAAGTCATATATATATAAATCAGATATTTCTCCAAGTATACTTACATTGTATTTACCTATTTTATTAATAAAGTCATCTTTAAAATCAGAGTATTCTAAAATATCCGCTACCCTATAAGTTAAAGCTTCAGCTAACGTTCTATATATGTAAAGACTTCCATCTAATATA